CCATTGGAATCCACAATGGTCTTGCATGCCACCCGTAACATTCACAATGATTGGTGTTCCTGCCGAAATACTTTCAGCAGTACTCAACCCAAATCCTTCATTAGACGATATTAGTATCGTAGTGTCTGCTATATTATATAAACAGTTAATCTGTTGTTGTGTTATCTTATCTGATGAAAATATAATATTACTTGAATATTCAGGTAATAAATCCTTAACCACACGTGGTAAGTCTGTACCATTACCGTCAACGGGTGCTGTATGTAACACTAAATAACAGTCATCTCTTTCTTCTTCAGGTATGTCTAACAAGAAATCACGGAATGATATGATAATGTCAGAAGTCATTTTACGTCTAATGTTTCTCGCGTTATAGAACAATACATACTTTGGGTCTTTACCCTTAAACATCTGTTTTTTAAACTCCAACATCAATCCATAATCTTCATCTTCCTCTGTAATGGGTCGGTAAATGTCTGTGTCTATACCGTGTGGTACATAATCCACTTGAGTATCTTTTGGTTGGTTCCATTGTGATTGTTCGGTAGAACCCCACACTCGTTTTGTAATACCATATGTCTGCTTAGAGATACACCCAATCCAATCACAACTTTCATAATAGTTTCGGTTGTATTGTGGGTCAGGTAAGTCATCCCAAATATGATAAAAGAAGATAGGGATATTTTGTCGTATCTCGTGTTCCATATTATACAACCAAATCCATTGTCGTGGGTCGGTGAAATGTAGGATTGCATCAGGTTTCTCATCATCTAATAACCTTCGTAAGATGTTCTCATCACCATACCCACTCCACGGATAAATCTTTACAGACGCGTCTTTAACACCTGTTTGTTTTTGTGCATCTTCTGATAGCTCAAACACTTTACCTTGGTCAGGGTGTTTAACTGCAGCACCTAACTGTACCCAATCAAACTTATCTACACTGCCCAATACTATGTGTTTAGAAACCGTACCTACTCCACTTGGTAATCGTAAATCATCAGAGAGTAGTAGTATTTTTTTCTTACTCATCTACTATAACGTTTTATTATTATGTTCTTCTTTTAATGTTTCCATTTCGTGTATCATTGACTTAAACTGTTCATCGTTTTCATAGAGATATAATGCACGGTTTACTAACTTTTGTAGTGTAAATTCTGTATCTAAACAATCTTTTCTAAAGTTAGAGTATAACCCCTTTACTACTTTTACCGATGTTAATTTCAAGTCAATGTTTTTCATAACCTTTTGTATATACATATATATAAATATCAATTCACTGCAAATTCACACAAATTTCTTTGGTTAAACTCACAGAACCGACAAGCGGACGTTGATGGTGTGGGTTCATAACCCTCTGTTTTTCGTTCCCCATTCTCATCAAACACTTTATCCACAAACTCATTGAAGTCATTGATTGCTCGGTTCATACTCACCTTCCCATCCGTTGGAATAAACCGTTGTAACCTTCGTGACATAGCAGGCCATTCAGGGTCTTCGGGTATTTTTCTTTTAAGTATGATGTATTCAACATTTATTTTATCCTGTGGGACATTTAACTTTTCACTCAAATAGTTTTTGTATAGTAGATTTTGATTAGTAAGTGATTTATCTTTCTTTTGCCAATCACCCCAACCTTTTGTTGATGTTTTTAAATCTATAATAAAATAACTACCTGTTTTCTTATCTTTCAGTAGTATATCAATATAACCAATAAAAGACAAGTTTTCTTTAATATTCTCATTGAGTTTCATTTCTATGTCTACTAACTCTATACCTTTTAGAGAAAACCAATCACTTCGGTGTTTCTTTAAATACTTGATAATTTCTACACCATCTTGATAAAACTCTATCATATTTTCTTTGGTGATGCTATCGTCTCGTTTCCAATCAGGTATTTTCTTTACCTCATCATACATCCGTTCTTTTAATAATCGGTCTGTATCAAAGTCCACAAACTTCTTACCATCACGAATAATATAATCTCTCACGGGTATACCATTGACTTCTGCATCTTTGGGTAGTTTTCTTTTGTTATACATTACATACAAGTAGGATTGTATAGTGTCGTGCATGGCAGTACCGAATCCAAGATGTATACTTAGTTTATCTTCTGCTATCCTATCAACGTACTTATATTTGTACGACAGTGGGCACTTCTTCCATAACTTGTATTGAGAATAACTAACTCTTTTCAAAACGTTGTCCGTATAACTTTTTTATATCTTTGATTTGTTTTAACTGTTTGTTTGACTTGAGAGTATTATAGTATTCAATAGCTTCTCTTTTACTAACCTTTAAGTGTTCTGATAGAATGTCAATGTCAACATTGTTCTTATCTTTCTTTCCTTTAAGATATTTGTTGTATATCTTTTTCTTTGGTATAAAATCCCTCATTACACGTTCATACATCTCGTCAGGTAATTTATGATTCTGTACGTCAGATACTATGTCTATATAGTCCAACTCCATACTTAAATACCGATTTAACATAAACTGTGAAAATGATTTCTTATCACCCTCCGATAGATTACTCCAATAGTTCTCTTTTTTAAGATGAGTTAATTGAGCAAAGTGGTCAAATAGAGATTTACTCTTCTCCATCATCTACCTTAAACCCTTTAGGTAAAACTTCTTTAAGTATCGTACCACAGTTTGCGCATACGAATACTTCTGCGGGTACAATTTGGTCATTGGGTGTTCCTGTCAATAACTTACTTATTTTCTTAAACATCATTGATGGTAAAAATAAGTCTTTACCACAGTTATCACAATTTACGTCTTGTAAATCTTCAGGTTTAATATTTACTTGTGGTTGGTGCCCACCGTTAAGATTATGTATCTTAGCCATTTATTTATCCTATTATATCTAGTATTTGTATTAAACAAGCCATAGCGGTTATTTCTTTATCTACCGCCATTATTGACTTAGAATCTGAATCTGAAATTATCAATATGAGTTGACCCACGTGTCCTGTTCCATATTCGTCAATTCGTTTGTAAAGTAATGAGTATAGATTAGTGTAGTCGTTAGTTCCACTATCTAACATCAATTGCCGTATGGTAATGAACTTGTCTTTTTTACTCATACCACTTTTAAGTGTGTCAATGATTTTGTTTTCCAAATCATTACTGTTGAGTAAGTCCGAACTTAGTTCTAATTTATCACCAACCACATTAGATTGTAAATCACCCATCACCTTTCGTATGTCAGGGTAGTTTGTTTCTATAATGGTTTTTAAGTCGTGTGGGTTAAACGAAATACCTTCATCTTTCAGTATCTCTGCACATCTAATCGCAATATTTTTCATAGATGGTGGTTCAATCTTAAACGTTTGACACCTACTTTGTATTGCAGGTATAACCTTTTCAGGGTAATTACACGTGAGTATAAACCTTGTTCGGTCAGCAAATGTCTCCATCATATTACGGAGGGCAGCTTGGGATTCGGGAGTCAGGTAATCTGCCTCGTCCAATACTACTACTTTCCATTTACTGAACCCAACGGTGGATGCAAAGTTCTTAATCTTGTTTCTAATAATATCAATACCCCTCTCGTCAGATGCGTTGATGTATATGTCATCACAGTCAATATTATTTACGAGTATTTTGGCCATTGTAGTTTTACCCGTTCCCGCTTTTCCGTGAAACAGTAAGTGTGGGATTTCTCCCTTGTCAATGAAACTACCGAATCGTTGTTTCACCACATCACTTCCTACATACTCGTCAAGATTTTTAGGTCTGAACTTTTCTATCCACAGGTTTATACTCATTCTACTTCATCTCCACTAAAAAGTACTCGGTTTCATAATCACCGTCAGTAAAGTTTAGTTTTGCCAAACCATCTGTTGATATTTGTAGTGAGGATGCACTTGACCCTTTGTTAGCAAGTAAAATAGATTTTAAGTATTCTGATGAAAATGATATACCTTCAACATCAACATCACATTTAGCATCTACAGTCAAAGAGATACGGTTAGTGTTGATTGTGGAATAGTTCAATACTACTTTTGATTTACCACCTTTACTCATAAATGTAAATGTATCGGTGTCCGACAACGCACCTTTTGACTTTACAAACTTACTCACAAATTCATCATTAAGTGGAATCTCAATGTTGAATTCAGGTAATTGTTTTAAGTCAGGTACAGGTGGAATTACAGATGGTGCGGCCAACATATAATTTACTTCTGTGTCTTTGTCAGAAAACGTAATAGAACCTTTACCCTCGTCAACTGTAATTGTGTTATCCAATACACCTAACAATGATTTTAGTTGAGATGTTGTGTAGATACCAAACTCACCTTCAGGGAATCCACCGTCATTTACTTTCACCTCACCAAGTAATGTTTTATCATCTGAAATCATACGGACTGAAATATCAGTCTCTGTTGATTTTATCATTACTGATTCTATATTACCACCAAGGGTATATCGGTTTATAAAACCATCAAGTTTATTCTTTTCCATTATAACGTTTTTATATTATTGTTGTTTTATTAAAATTAGGTATTAAAATCATCAAGTTCAAATATCACTTCTTTTCCCAAAGTAGATGTTTCCAAGTATCACCCTTCACTATTTTTCTGATATTAGTTGTGGATACTTTATAGTTTCTTGCAATAACTCCTATGTTTCTATGTCCTATTCTCCAAAGTGTTCGTATTTGTTGTACGTCACCACTTGAAAGTTTAGACATCGGGTGTTGTTCTCCTAGTAATTTTGCCATTAGAAACTAAAAAATTTATTTGAATTTTTATTTATTTTCACTCGTTGTCCCTTTTCCTCATTATAAGGATTGTCTTGTTCATATTGTATTCTTGCTTCCGCTATCTCAAAGTATTCCTTTTCCCTTTCAACACCAACAAAGTCAAACCCACCTCTTACTGCGGCTTTACCACTAGAACCACTACCCATAAAAGGGTCAAGAGTTGTTCCACCTTTTGGTGTAACCATTCTGATAAGATATAACATTAGGTCTGTTGGTTTTACTGTTGGGTGATTATTCTTAAATTCAGTTGTTCTATCATTACCACTACCTGTCTTAAAATTACCACTCTTACCCATCATTTTATTAGCATCACTTCTTGATTTTTCCTCAAAATCATCTAATCCTTCATTCCTATCAGTTTTAGAAGTTTTTGGACAATAGAAGAAGCGAGATGCTCCACCTATATCTCCAAGGCCAGGATTTTCATCTCTTACTTCTCCTTTGTATTGACCATATATTCCATTTTGACCAACTCCTTCTTTGTTTCCACTTCTACCACCTGTGGATTTACTAATACCACTTTGTTCATCCAAGATTTTACCAGCTTCTTCATCAAAGATTATGTTTGCGGGGAATCTGCCAAGAGTTTGAGCGTGTTCTACTTTTTCTTTCATCTTATCACTAAACTCTTTCATCTTTTCTCCATCGTGCATCCAAGGCCTATCAAATCCATCTATTGATAATACCGAACCTTTTGTTGCACCACCACCCAAGTTATCATCGGTTACTATTCTACTTTCATCTATATTTATTCCACCTGTTCCCCACTCCAATACATTATCAACTACTGTTTTTTCTGAAAGTGGTTTTCTGGCCATTACAATAGGTTCATGTGATGGTTTGAGAGCAGTTCCCCAACCTTCCCATTCACTATTACCAACTGACTTATATTTGTTGTCTGACATAGCAAATCCACCAATGTCTTTGTTTTTATCTCTATTATTATCAGCGTTAGGTCTTTGTTCTGATTTTGGTCTTTCTACAAGTTCTCTTTTATTACCGAGTTTTTCATCAACTTTCACTCCAATATTCATAGATTTAGGAAATCCACTTCCATATATCCACATAATTTGGTCTCTTATCTCAAAACCAGCATCTTCTATCCTAACTGCCATTCTGTGGTAAGTTCGTGAACCTGCGAATGAAAGTAGATGTCCGCCAGGTTTTAGAACTCTCATACACTCTTCCCAAATCTCTTGTGAAGGAACATCGTAGTCCCATTGTTTACCCATAAAGGATAATCCATATGGTGGGTCTGTAACTATTGAGTCAACAGAGTTGTCTTCTAACTCTTTAAGTTTATCTAAACAATCACCTAATAATAATTTCATAACTATAAATTTATTTTAAAAATTAAAAAATTGATTTGCCTTTAAGTTGATGTTCTCAAAACTCTCCCAATTAAG